AGCAGCCCAGCCGGCAACAGCCATTGCAGCGCCCCGGATTCCCGCTTGGCCGACCGGCGATCTATGTATTGCGGCAGGCGGGCCCCCCGCTCGCGCCACAGCGCCCGCTCTTCCTCCGCGGTCAGCCAGGTCTCCACGTCCATTAGAGCCTTGTATCCCTCGATACCTTCCTTGCCGACGCGGGCGTAGATCCCGGCAATCTGGCTGCGGATCGTGAGCAAGAGTTTCGCCATCCGGTCCATCTCGGTGTGATCGCCGATCGCCAAACCCCACGGGTTGTGAATCATGAAGAGGGATTCTCGCGCGGCGCGAACGGTGTCGCCGGCGAGCGCGATAAACGAGGCCGCCGACAGCGCCACGCCATCGATCGTGACCGTCAGATCCCGCGGATCGGATCGCAGCAAATTGTAGATCGCGTAGCCATCGAAGACGGATCCGCCCTCGCTGTTGATCCGGGCATGCAGGGGCTTATCGGGGTCCGCCGTGTTCAAGACTTTGACTAGGTCCTGATCGGTGAATCCATCCCAGTCTGATCCGACCGCACCGTATAGATACAGTTCGGTCTGATCGGCTTTCTCAGCAAAATCAATTGCCATGATAGGCAGTCCTTACGCAGCAAGGGTAAACCAGAATTGAGCGTTGGCGAATTCCGTCGTACCGTCTTCCTTCACCTGCAGCAGGATCAATTCGTCATCCTTCGTCACGGCCAGACTGATCGTCTCTTCCACCAGTGCAATCGCCTTCGTCCAGGTGAATCCCACGGAGGTTCCTTTGGTAACATTCAAGAGCACGAACTGGCTGTCGGCGTTGGAAGCACTCTTGGTCTGCGCGTTCATCGACACTTTGGTTATCGTCCCGCTCGCCGGGCAGGACAAGCCAGTTGCCCCGGTAGTGATCGGTGAAACCCAACCGCGGGTCGCCAGTGGCTGCGCCGTCATACTGGTCAGCGCCGTCAGCTCCATACTGACGAAGAATCCGGTCTGACTGTTCGGCCCGTTCTCAGCCAGGCACGCAACCCAGTCAGCCGGCGGCTGGAAAAGAATCAGGTGCGTACCCGCGGTCGCAGACCAGCCTACGCTGTAGTCCGCGACAACCGGCAGCGCAGACCAAGTTGTGCCATCCCAATATTTGACGACGAGCGTCGCAGTACCAGTCCGGGCCACGCTGGTCGTTACCTTCAGGGCGCAGAACTGTTCGCTGTGTCCGATGTACGCGGCATCGTCGACGATCGGGTAATCTGGAAGCAACTTGACATCCCCAGTATCCGCATCACCAAAGTCCGTCGTGTCGTCCGTCCAGACAGGCGTTTCGAGAATCAGCCATCCTTGACCAGCCTGGGGCGGCGTAGTGACCGCGGAATAACCGGATACCACGCCCTGTATCCAGTAGGCCAGGACGCCGTCAACTGTGTTTTTCGCCCAGTCGGTTGGGACGTCGAACGTGATCGTCTTCCAGCCCGTGCCGGCCCCCGTGAAGCCCCCCGTGCCGTCCACGACGTTCGCCAGCGCGACGTAAGCGCTGCCGTCCCAGTAGTAGTACGTGATCGTCCAGGTCCCGACACCGGTCGTCGTGATGTTCAAATCGACCCGTCCGAACTTCACCGTAGCGTGCCCAAAATAAACGGCATCATCGTTAGCTGGCACTGCTGCGAGAAGCTCCACGTCGTCGGCTGTTGCGTTGCCAAATGGAGTGGTTTCGTTGATGTGCAAGCCGCCGTCGTCCGTAATGCACAAGCCCGCCGCCGCTTGGCCCTTGAGCAAAAATTTGTCCGGCGCAACCGGGGTCAGGATCCCTCCGAGGACTCCATCACTCCCCGCACCAACGATGTTGCCGAGGTTGCCGGGCTGAAAAAAGGATAGTAGTTGTGGCATCGTCTTGCTCCTATTCAGGGAAAGTAAGGATATCAGGGGTCATCGTTTAGCGCTCCCTGAATGATTTGGTCGCAGTCCAATTGGTGCAGCGCCGTGATCGGAGAAGTGCTGTCAGTGTCCGCGAGGTACTGAACCACGAGGCGAGTCGCAACACGATTGGCGATCATTTCTGGCTTGCCGCCAAAGATGGATGCGTAGGCTTGGACCGCTGGCGTAAACGTGTTCTGCAGCTTGTCGATTTGCGTTTCGGTCCAGGCCATGGTGGGCTTGTGGTTGAACGCGCCACGTTTGCCGGCCAGCTCCGCCATCGCCTTCCTGGCGATTGTGTTCAGCAGCGCCACGTGTGCAGCCGGATTGATGTTTGGATTTCCAAAGCGATCGCCACCTTCGCGATGGTTCATGCCTTCGGATTCTCGCGCCTCGTTGGGGCTGAGGAACTCACTCCGGATTCCGATTTCATAGCCCTGGTATCGCTCAAGTTGCGACATCTGAAGCAGGGTTTTGGTATCCCAGCGGAACCAATATTCCTCCCGGCGCCGCTGTGGTTCCGTCAGCAGGACCCGCTCGCATTCCGCCTTGATCTGCGACATCCAGGGGGACAGCGTGGTATCCAGGTAATCCCGGTTGTCTTCGGCTTTGCTATTGTACGACTGGCCGCCCTCTTCACCGAGTCGGCTCGGCTTGATATTGAACCACCGCGCCACCTCGCGCGTCCCCTCACGCGAGGACTCGACAAGCTGCGTGTCCTCGAAAGTGTGCTGCGCCGCATGAAACTTCGCGTTGTCACGCAAGACGACGGTGCGGAAAGCCTCGTCGCTGTTCTCATAGACTCGGCGAAATCCGCTCTCGACTTTGTCGCGGATCGGCTTGGGCGTGCTGGCGGGGAGCTCCAGGATGCCGCCAACCCGGCCCCCGTTGCGGAAAAACCTGGCCGCGAATCCCATCCTGGCCAGTGCCAAGCCCCACGAATCCCTGGCCTCGATTGTTGGGTCGAGCCCCTTGAAGCCCTCCTGATCGACGATCCCCTCGATATGGATCACTTGCAGATTGTCTAGGGCCACGGCTCGGCCGTCTACCTCGGTCGCGTAATACAGATTCCCATCGACGCGCTCGGGATAGGTGCGGTCCGGAAGCAACGGCACTAGGTTCGCCAGTACACCATTCTTGGACCACTGCGCCCAGATATAGGCGTTGCCCCACAGCAGCGCATGAACCATCACCCGTTTCCAGAATCGCGCCGCCTGCATCTCCCCATTTGGCTGATGTTTGATTTTGTAATACGCCGGATGGGCCAAGGCCTGCCCCTGGCTGCCCTTGGCATCGCGCCGGTAGAGCTCAAGGGGCATCTTGGCGATGTCGCCACTGATCTGTGTCACGGCCTGCCATACGGGTCCCAGGTGAGTCGCGGTGCGATGCGTGACATCGGTACCCGCGAAGGATCGCGATCCTCGCTCCACCAGCGCATCGTAAGCCGCAAGGTCCGTCTCGGCCGAGGCCATCACGGACACGGGCCAGCCGGCCAGGATCTCGCTGACCCCATCAGAATATTTCAAGCTGGTATTGGTCATCAGTATAGGATCCGGAGCCCGCCGCTGTCTGGCACGCGTACAGGCCCATCACGGCCGCCTGTATGCCGTCCACGAATTTGTGCTTGGTGTTCTTATCCTTTACCGGTTTGCAGCGCTTGTCGTCGATCTGTTTCACGAGACAATGTCCGGCCTGCCAAGCCAGGACCGGATTGCCATCGTGCTGGAGTGCGCCGGCCAATAGCATCCGTTTGAAATCATTGCAGGGCGCCGAGTACATTTCGTAGGTCTGGCGAAATTCAATCGGTAGCGTGCCTACCGATTCGGCAAGGCCCTGCGCCATCTCCGTGGCAAACAGCGGATCGAAGCAGACGATCTGTGAGCCGAGGTGGGCGACCATCTGTGTCAGCTCTTCCTCGACAATTTCAAAATCCGTGACGTTACCAGGTGTCGCAACGATCCAACCTTCCTTGACCCAATCCAGAAATTGAGGCACATGCTGCCGAGCGAGCTCGTTGACGCGATCCTGGCTCAGCCAAAATCGGGCATACATGCAAAGCAGATCCTCATCGATCGGACTGGGAAACACCGCGACAGCGGCGGTCATGTCGTTGACCCTCGCGAGGTCGAGTCCGAGTCCGCCTCCGACGTTGGCGAGGTCTTCGTACTTGATGTCCAGATTGGCTGCGGATTCCCACGTTGCTGCGCCAAGCCACGGGCACGCTCCCTGCTGCCAAACCATCAGGCGCCGTGCCTTGAATCCGGCCCAGTCAGATTCGCTCCGCTTGGCACGCTGACACGCCTGGGTGAGCTCGTCGAGACTCAGGATTTCGCCGAGCGACGGGTTCGCCATCTTCCAGAGGTCGACCGTTTTCTTCCATGGCTTACCCGTCCGGGCATTGATCCCCCCGAGATCGGAATCTGACGAATCCTGGGGCGGAGCGTAGGCGCGGAAATAGAAGTACGGGTCTTTGACTTTCCCGTCGCGAACCAGTTCCCCGTACTCGAATTGCTTCCGGCCATACGAATCAATCCCCTCACCGCATGTCGAGATCTCGAAGCGCAAGGGCTCCGGCCGGCTGGCGCC